CGGCTTTCCGTAGAAGCCATCTTCTGCACCGCGCCGAAGTGGTGGAATTGGTAGACACGCTAGGTTCAGGGTCTAGTCCTCGCAAGGGGGTGGGAGTTCGAGTCTCCCCTTCGGCACCATAAGAAAATCAGCGGGTTAGCTAAGAAAAAAATCTTAGCTAACCCGTTTTCTTTTTCTCTTCATTGGGTTTGCCCCCAAAATGCCCCCAAAGGTTGGGGGCATTGCCAGCAGCGCGGCACACCGCATCGTCGCCCCTGCCTTGCTTGGTTTGTATCTGTAGGCGCGGCTAAGAAGCGCTCTGCCCAGCCGGCGCGTCATGATACCCAGATCCGCTTGTACGCAGAGCGCTTCTTAGCCGCTTCCTTTTGCGGGCGCAGCCCGCTCTTAGAGGGGCGACTTCTCGCCCCCCTCCCACCCCTTCTTTCAAGAGACCTTCCCAAAGCTCCCAAGGGCGACCCTGCCCTTACGGGTCCTTCCTGGCGGCATTTAGGCTTAAGGGTGCTCGCATCTCGAGTATTTTTCGCGATGCTCGGAAAATGGTCGCGGAAAAACGGAATCGGTGCGCCCTACAACAGAATATTCAATAACCAAGCGGAGACGCTATGAGCGACAAAAAAACAAAGAAAATCGACATGCAAGCTCAAGTCGCGGCCCGCGTTCAAGAAGAATCGGCAAGCATCCAGAAGGATGAGATACAAACGGACAAGAAGTTCCAGTTGGACTTCCTTATGACGTGCTTGCGCGGAAATAGAGTTGGTGACGCCAACCTCTATGCCGCGATGCACAGAGGAAAGTTCCTTTTTGTTGAGCGATGGGGAAGGTGGCTTTATTGGAACGGCCATTACTGGTCTGAAGACATAAACAGCCGACGTTCTTTAGCTGCTGTTGAGCGTGTTTGTGAAGAATATCAACGAATAGTGGTTGAAAATAGTGAGGCTGAAGACGGATCAGACATCGCAAAGCTGGTGTACAAGCGGCTGAATGTTCTTCGTGATATGTCTGGACGCGAAAATTTGTTAGACTGTGCGGTCACGATTGATGAGCCCATTTGCATCACAGGAGAGGAGTTGGATAAACAGCCCTACCTCCTGGCGTGCCCAAATGGCGTCATTGACTTGCGCACCGGGAAAGCGGCTCCGGGCAAGCCCGATCAATATATTCTGAACGCCTGCCCCACAGAGTGGAAGGGCCTGGACGAACCCAGCCCGACCTTCATGGAGTTTTTGCGCTCCAGCTTCGACGGTGACGAGGAAATAATCCGCTATATCCTGCGGTTGCTTGGGTATGGCTTGCTCGGCGTTCGGGATGATCACATTTGGGCCATATTCCATGGACCCCGGGGCCGCAACGGAAAAGACACCCTCATGAAGGTGGTGCGCAAGATCTTGGGCGGCGAGCTGGCCATCAAGATTCCCACCGCCATGCTCCTACAGCAGACCTTTCAGAGATCCAGCTCCCAACCGGAGCCGGACATTATGGCGTTGCGCGGTGCTCGCGTAGCTTTCGCCTCCGAGGCGGAGTCAGGTCAAAAGATAGCCATGAGCAAACTGAAGGACCTGACCGGTGGTTCCATCATCACGGCGCGCGGTATCAACGATAAGCTCATGACCTCATGGGAGCAAACGCACCTACTTTTTTTTCTCACGAATGAATTGCCCAAAATGAAGTCGGACGACGATGCGTTCTGGACACGCCTCCACGCCGTGCATTGGCCCATAAGATTCGTAGATTCTCCCCAGGCCCTGGATGAAAGGAAGCGCGACCCGCACATGGCCGCGAAACTGGAAGAAGAAAGTTCCGGCATCTTGGCCCGGCTGGTGGAGGGTTGCCTGGACTACCTTGAGCATGGACTGTGTCCCCCGGAGAAAGTCAAGGCCTACACTCAGGAGCAGCGCGAGCAGTTCGACGATATCGGGCAATTCATTCAGGAATGCTGCGACCGAGAAGAGCCGCCAACCTATGGCGCGGACTGGCAGACCCGCACTTTAGGATCAGACTTTACCGCTATCTGCAATTGGTGGTGCAAGAAAACCCTGGGCAACTTCTATGCTTACTCGCCGAAGCGAATGACGCAAACGTTGGATCGCAAAGGAATCCCCACCAAAAAATCTAGCGTGATGCATTATCTCGGCGTCTCTATCAAGCCAGAAATTATTTCGGAATACAAAGCCGCACAGGAAGATGAAGAGAAGTCCTCTCGGAGACGGTCATGAGTTTGGGCAATCCTCCCAATTTCCCGGCTTTGCCTAGAAGTTCCTGCCCGCAAAGTCTTGCCTGGAGCGGAGTTGGGAGCTTGGGAGTTTCTAGCTACGACCATCCGCACGCGCGAAATGGGCTCTTTCGCGCCTACATGGACTCTAAACACATCCTCCCAACCTCCCATAATATAAAAATATGTTGTGAAAATAAATGGTTATACAAGGGTGCTTTCCGTAACCCCTTGGGAGCTTGGGAGGGTTTTTCCCATGAGTGAGCTTATCCTTGAGTATATCCGCTCCAGAGTCACTTTTGATAAGCTTCGCCGCATCAGCGCCGCCAAGGGCGGGGAATGGTGTAGCCCTTGCCCGGTGTGCGGCGGCGATGACCGCTTTCGCTGCTGGCCGTCCCAGGATGGTGGTGCGGCTTGCCAAAAGGCCGGGGTGCCCGGGACGTGGTGGTGCCGGAAATGCGACAAGGGTGGCGACCTCATCGATCTGCTCATGTACGCCGAGGGCCTTGAGTTTAAGGCGGCGTGCAAGGAGTTGCGCATAGAGCTTTCTGATTCTTCTCGCCGTCTGCGTCCGCTACGGCAGCCTCGCCAGGAAGGACAATGGACCCCGCGTACCTGGGATATTCCTTCGGAAAAGTGGCGCGCCCAGGCAACCAAGGTTGCAGTTGAAGCTCACGCCCGGCTGCTTGAGAGCCCCAAGGGTTTGGATTTTCTCGCCGGGCGCGGACTGCCTCGGGCTGCCGTTGAGGAATACCGCCTCGGAGTGCTCGATGGCGAAGATAAAACAGGAACCTGTTTGTACCGCCCTCGCCGTGCCTTCGACCTGCCGGACAAGATGAACAAGGACGGCACCAAGACCCGTAAGACGCTGTGGATTCCGCGCGGCATAACCATCCCCTTGTGGGGCCGCCCTGAAGAAGTCCATCGGCTCCGCATTCGCCGCCGGTCCGGCGACCTGCGCCCTGGCGACATGAAATTCATTTTGCTTGAAGGGTCTGGCCAAGCCCCGATGGTGCTTCCACCCAAGGATATTGCTCCGGCTCTGGCTGTGTGGGTCATTGTCGAAGCGGAGCTTGACGCCATGGCCGTTCACTTCGCCTGTGGCGGGAAGGTGGGGGCCATGGCGTCCCTTACCAACCTGGGCAAGCCGGACGCAGCCGCGCATAAGTTCATGCAGTCTTCGCCGCTCATTCTTGTCGCCCTGGACTTCGATCCGCCCGATCCTAAGGGGAAGCGTCCAGGAGCACAGGGCTGGGCGTGGTGGCAGAAGCATTATCCCCAGGCCCAGCGTTGGCCCGTTCCGATGGGCAAAGATCCTGGCGAAGCCTTCGCCTTGGGCCTTGATTTGGCCGAGTGGGTGGATGCGGCCTTGCCAGAGTCTACGCCCTCGCCAGAACTGCGGCAAAACGGGGGGATGGGAGCCACGTCTTTTGAAATAGGTTCTTTGGGGGGCGGGGATTTACAGCAATCTGTTGCGACTGCCGAAGGAGCACAAGGAGGTCTACCCTGGAAGCCGCGCCGGTGGCAGGGGGGGACGGAAGATGCGCCGCTGCCGGAAGGATGCCCCTCCTTGGAGCGCTTGCGGGAGTATTATGCAGGAAAAGCGCTTGATGACGGCCTATTGGTACCGTGTCCGGCTCTAAAGACCCCCTGGTGGTGGGGATATTACAAGCGCTGCCGGACGTGTGCGGGCCACAGGGAGTGCGTCGTTGATGTGATTACTTCACAAGGGATGCTCGCGCCGGAGGTTTCCTGCTGTGCTTAAGCTGCAGATAGAAACGTGGAGTATCGACCGACTTGTGCCATATGCGGGGAGCCCTCGGAGCAATGACCACGCTGTTGAGAAAATGGTGGCAGTCATTCGTGATTTTGGATTTCGCATTCCACTGGTAGCCAGAAGCGACGGCGAATTGGTCGATGGGCATTTGCGCCTGAAGGCTGCCATCGCTCTTGGCTACACTGAAGTCCCGGTGTTGTTGTCGGATGATCTTACTCCGGATCAGGTTAGGGCCTTCCGCTTGCTCGTCAATCGCTCCGCCATGTGGGCAACGTGGGACGAAGAGCTTCTTACACGCGAAATAGAAGCCCTTATGTTCGCTCGCTTCGACATTGCCTTGACTGGTTTTGACCAGTCCGAATTGGACAAGTTGCTATTATCGTCTGCGGACAAGGGGGGCAACGCCGACGCCCTGCCGGATGTTCCGGCCGTGCCCGTGATACGGCCGGGCGAACTTTGGCTGTTGGGCAACCACAGAGTCATGTGCGGCAGTGCGTTGAGCAGCACCGAGATGGCCCGCCTGCTTGGAGGGCAAAAGGCGACAATGGTCTGGACGGACCCTCCCTATAATGTCGCCTACACAGGCAAGGCCGGGAGAATTCTGAATGACAAACTGTCGGAAGCGGAGTTCGAAGCGTTTCTTTTTGAGGCCTTCACCCGCATGAACGAAGCGCTACGCCCCGGCGGGGCCATCTATGTGGCGCACTCGGAGGCTGGCGGCGGAACCACCTTCCGTCAGACTTTTCTCAGGGCCGGGTTTCGGTTCGCGAGCTGCCTCGTATGGAAAAAGCAGCAAGCCGTTTTGAGTCGCAGCGATTATCACTGGCAGCATGAGCCTGTTTTGTACGGATGGAAACCTGGGGCAGCCCACAAGTGGTATGGTGATCGTAAGCAGAAGACGGTTGTCGAAGCCAATCTGCCGGGCGTGACAATGCAGGAAGATGGCACTCTGCAAATGTTGGTGGATGGAAAATTGTACTGCGTCACCGGACAAAACCTGCGTATTGTAGAGCTTCCTTCAACAGTGATGGAAGTTGCCAAGCCAGCCAAATCCGATATGCATCCCACTACGAAGCCGGTCGCTCTCGTCAGTTCGATGGTGTCGAATTCTTCTCCAACAGGAGGATCGGTGCTCGATCCTTTTGGCGGGTCTGGCTCAACGGTGATCGCCTGTGAACGCTTGGGGCGTGGCTGCTGCACTATGGAATTAGACCCGCGCTACGCGCAGGTCATTGTTGCACGTTGGCAGGATTACACTGGAAAACATGCAGTTCGAGAAGTTGACGGTAAGCTGTTTGACGAATTGCTGTGAACGACAAAACGGGATGGCACTGGAGCTGACATCTCAGGCAGAGGCAGTTTGCAGGTTGACTCACTCCATGCTCGCAGCAACCTGCCAAGGCAACGTATTTGTTGAGGAAAGGTTTATGAAAAATATAATCAAGCCATCTCTATAGGGAGTAGCCATGGACAAGGATGTCAGCTGTCATGGCAATGATGAGAGGGGGGCTATTGAAAGTTTGCTGGCAAAGAGCGCTGGTACAGATATTCCTTTACTGTTACAGGCTAAAGAGCGGCTAAAGAATTTGATTAAGAATGATCCATCCAGCGTCAATCTTGCAGCCCTCCAGCGCGCAACAAATATGCTGGAGAACGCTATGCATACAAATACTGAAAAGCCGGGGTTGTTTAAAAATGCCGGTGACGCTCTGCGCTATCTACAGGAGTCTGGGCGAAAGATAGAGAAGACTAAGCTGTACGAAGATATCAAGGCCGGTCTACTGCGCAAGGAGAAGGGAGGGTTTAGGCGGCGCGACGTGGACAAATATGGAGCGTCACTCCCCCTGACCACCACACCGGATGGCCGCAACAAGGAGGCGGAAGACCGACAACGCCGCCGGGAGGAGGCGGACATCCGCATCAAAGAGGCGGTTGCAAAACGGGAGGAGCTTAAAACAGCCGTCATGGAAAGTCGTTATGTGTTGCGAGATCAGGTGGATCAGGAGCTTGCAGCTCGCGCGGTTGCTTTTAATTCCGGGCTAAAGTCTCAATTTGAGGCTGCCGCCCTGGACCTAGTGTCCCTCGTTGGCGGGAAAACAAAAAAGACACGTACTCTTGTGCAGACTGTAGAGCGCATTATTGATGCCGCCTGCAACGACTACGCGCGCGAGATCGAGTTTGAGGTGAACCTCCATATAGACGACGATGGAGAGTCAGATGGTCCGGATCACGCCAGTGAGTAATAAAACTAAGAAAAAATATTTGTCAGGCACTCTGCCTGACTGGATGCCGCCCTATCTTGTCAAGAGGTGCGGTGGCAATGTTCACGCAGTATTTAGGTTTAGTGATCCGGAGCGATTAGTACTGCGCAAGCGTCGGCCGGAAACCCCATCCGTCTGGGCAGAAAAACACCGGGTAGTCCGTCTGTCTAGTATCCCCGGAAAATGGAAGCACACTTTTACGCCGTACCTACCGTCCCTCATGGATGCCTTGCGTTTCCCTGGCGTGGAGATGGGCATTGCCTGCAAAGCTCCACAGACCGCATTGACAGAAGGAGCGATTAATATTCTCGGCCACTCGGCGGATCATGCCCCCGGTCCGGCTATGGTGGTTTATCCTGACCGCGATACCGCCAAGGACATAGCCAAAGATCGTATCCTGCCAATGTTTGAGGATTCGCCGCGTCTTTCCAAACACTTGACGGGCGCAATGGGTGATGAATCCAGCATCCGTATCAACCTGCGGCACATGCCCATCTTTTTGGGGTGGTCCGGCTCCGTCTCCCGCCTGGGTAGTCGTCCCATTAGACTGCTGATACTGGATGAAATTGACAAGTACATAAACTCACGAAAGGAGGCCAGTTCTGAGGCCCTTGCTGAAAAACGCACTATTACCTGGAAAGGGCGTCGTCTTGTCTTGAAGATATCTACGCCAACTACGGAAAATGGTCCTATCTGGGTGTCGTTTACAGAAGAGGCTCATGCCCGGTTCGACTGGCATGTCATCTGTCCTTACTGCGGAGCGCAGCAGTCAATGATTTTCGACAACATCGTTTGGCCCGAAAGCGAACGCGACCCGGAGGTTGTGCTCAAAGAAAATTTGGCGGTTTATCAATGTGCCCATTGCACGAAGCAGTGGGATGACGCCGACCGTGACCAAGCGGTACGCAAGGGGCAGTGGATAGAGCGTGGCTCTGGATTGGAACTTTTTACCCATCTGGAAACCCATCGTCCCACTAAGTTGGGTTTTCATATCCCTTCCTGGCTTTCCTACTTCGTGTCGCTTTCTGAGGTGGCTCACGCTTTTTTGAAATGGAAGAAGAGTGGCCGTTTACGAGACCTCAAGGACTTCATGAACCAGCATAAGGCGGAACCGTGGGCGGAGCACCGTACCGAACGCCAAGAGGACGCTATTTTTGCCCTTTGCGACACCCGGCCGCGCGGTGCCGTGCCCGGTCCGGTGGATGGTCTGCCCCGGGTGGCTGCCTTGGTGGCCGGAATAGACACTCAGGCGCAATACTTCCGCTATGTCATCCGGGCCTTTGGCTATGGCCCGGATGAGGAAAGCTGGTTGATACAGGCTGGAACCGCACCAACATTTGGTGCTTTGGATGAGCTTATTTGGAAAAGTACCTACCGTGACGTTTCGGGAAATGAATATCGTGTCAAAGCCGCCGTCATAGATGCTATGGGCGCGCCGGGACGAACGAAGCAAGTTTACTCGTGGTGTTCTAAGCGCCCACGCGCCATGGCCTACCAGGGCAAGCAGAATCAAGCTACACCCGTGGCCTACACACCTATAGAATTTTATCCTGACGCCAAGGGGCAGAAGATAAAGATCCCCAATGGGATTCTGCTGCGTCGAGTGGATACAACATTTTTTAAAGGCGATTTGGCCGAAAAATTAGGTATTACTCCAGGTGACCCTGGAACCTTCTGGCTGCACACCAATACTGCGCCTCGTGCGAGAACATCTGAGGCTACAGGCATCCTTGCGGAGTACGCCCGTGAGATGTGTGCCGAAGTTTTTAATTCGGAAACCCTTGTATGGGAAAATCCGAAACAGCGGCCCAATCACTACTGGGACTGCGAGATCATGTGCCTTGTCGCCGCATGGGAGCTGGGTGTGCGCAACCGCTCTGCGCCGAGTGGTCAGCAAAAACCGGAGCCCAAACAGACAGCGGCCCCAAGGCCGCAGCAATCAGCACGGGCCGGCAGCGCAGGGGAACGCATTGCCGCGCTACGCAGGAGATGACCATGTTCGAACCGACGGTAAACTGGCAACAGGCCTGTAAGATTTTGGGCTGTTCCAAGTCGCACTTCTATAATCTTATCAATTCCGGCGAGATACCTTCGGAGCGTTTTGGCAAGGCGCGTGGCGTCCGGGTGCTGCGTACCGACTGTGAGGAGTACATGAGGAGGTGGCGGGAGCGGATGGAAGGCGAGCATGTGGAACAATAAAAATTTTTTGTCCACGATGTCCACGAGGTCCACGAGGTCCACGACACGCACTTTGTTCAGGCGCTATTGCGTGGTCCATGATTGCGCGAACTTACAACGGGTACACTCTCGACGAAGCGAAGCAAGAACTGAACCTCTGGAAGGAGGCCAAGCGTGCTGCCGCGACTGGCAAAAGCTACCAGATTGGTTCACGCCAGCTCACCCGGTACGACCTCTCTGAGATAGATAGGCAGATTGCCTTCTTCGCCAAGGCTGTCGAGGTTCTTGGTTCCAGCTCCGGAGGAGGGCCTGTTCGCGTCTCTGCTCGCATGCGCAGGGGGATGTGATGACAAGGCCCATACCTCTTGTCCACTCGCCTATCAAAGTATCCCGCAATGCCGGGGCGTCACGTGGCTCGCTTTCCGCGTGGCGGCCACCGCATACCATCACTCAGGACCAGCAGGCCAACGAGCGCATCCTTTCTCAAGCCCGCGCCGCAGATCTTGCGGCCAACGATTGGGCCGCCAATTCCGGCATCAATACCATCACCACCAACGCCGTCGGCACTGGGCTGCGTCCTCAGTCGCGTATCAATGCCAAGCGTTTGGGCATTAGCCGCGATGCAGCGGTTGAGTTGCAAAATGACATCGAGGCTGTGTGGGCCGAGTGGACCCCGCAAGCCCACGTACGCGGCATGCTGCATTTCGAGGACATGCAGCTTCTCGGCCTACGCACCATGCTGCGCCTGGGCGAAATGGTACATCTGCCAGTGATGCTGCCGGTCCCAGGGCGCAAAATCCAACATGCTCTGCAGGACGTTCACCCCGCTCGGCTGCGCACGCCATTGGATAAGCGTTTTGATCCTTCCATCGTGGACGGAGTGCAGCTTGGTCCTTATGGCGCGCCGGAATACTACTGGCTGGCGACCCCGCAGGCCACCATCGCTCGCAGCCTGGACATCTCCGGGCTAACCTCCTCGCAGTTTACCCGCATCCCTGCCCGGATCGGCCATCGTCCAGGGTGTTTCCATCTCTTCCGACATACTGAGGAAGAGCAGGTGCGTGGCGAATCCATTCTTAACTCGGGCATGAACTTGTTCCGTCACCTGTCCGACTCTCTGGATAACGAGTTATTGGCACAGGTGGTCACGGCCTCCATGGCCATGTTCATTTCCCGCGAGGACGGCACGCCGATGCCGGGCTGGGTAGAAGACGAGAGCGAGAACGGCAAGGAGCACTACCATCAGTCTGTAGAGCCGGGCACCGTTCTGTACGGCAACAAAAACGAAAAGCCGCACATGCTAGAATCGGCGAAACCTTCGCCAAATTTTGCCGCTTTTTATGAATTCGTCCTGCGCGCCCAGGCAGCCAGCCTTGGCACTACCTACGAAGAACTCGCTCGAGATTTCTCAAAAGTTAATTACTCCAGTGCCCGTGCGGCGCTATTGGAGTCATGGCGCATTTATATGATGTACCGCGCTTGGGTAGTGCGCCACTACTGCCACCCAAACTACGTCATGGTCATTGAAGAAGCGTGGCTGACCGGTCATCTGCGCCTACCCGTCGGAGCGCCAGACTTCTATGACGCCATCACTCTGTATGCTAACGCCCTGTGGATAGGCCCTCAACGTGGCTACATTGATCCAGTGAAGGAGGTTGCATCCACGGTAAAAGCTCTTGAAAATCATCTTATGACCTACTCTGAAGCCCTGGCTGAACGCGGTCGCGACTTTGAAGAGGTCGTTTGCGAACGTGAAGAAGAGGAAATCATTCTCTCCCGCTTCAAGAAAACCGTCGAACAACAGGATATACCAATCGATCTTTCGGCTGAAAGCGGCAAGGAGTAACCCTATGTCACTGTCTGACATCTTCATTCCCTGCCCATGGGCCGTCATGCCAGACGCGTTGGACCCATTCTTTAGGGCTCTGTTTAATCCTTCCTCTCAGGGGGCGGGACAAGCCGTCGCCGCTGTACCAGCCTCCGGCGAAGACGGTTCCCCCTTATATTCCATCATCGGAGGCGTTGCAGTCGTTGAAGTCGGCGGCGTCATCCACCGCAAGGCCGGGGCCATTTCCTTTTTTGGCTTAAGTTTTTCTTGGTCTGGCCAGGATCAGATACGCGAAGCTGTCGCGAAAGCAATGCTCGACCCCGGGGTTGGGGCTGTGTTGCTGTCGTTTAACAGTCCAGGCGGCGTGGCCGCCGGGGTCAAGGAACTGGCAGACTTCATTACCTCTCAGCGCGACAAACCTATGTACGCCTACGCGGACGGCCTGTGCGCCTCGGCGGCCTATTGGCTGGCTTCGGCCACAGGGCGGGTCTACGCCCCACGCACTGCTTCCATCGGCAGTATTGGTGTGTTGCATGTGCATTGCGACCGTTCTGCGGCCAATGCAGCCGAAGGTGTTCGGTACACCTATATCACCGGTGGTGCATGGAAATCTTCCGGCAACGGGGATGCCCCCTTGTCCGGGGCTGATCAAGCCTATCTGCAGCAGATGGTCACATCGCTGCATGACATTTTCCGGGCCGACGTCATTGCCTGTATGGGCGTGGATGCGGCTAAGCCAACTTCCTGGGGGGACGGGCAAGTGTTTCTGGCCGACGACGCCCTCGCCCTGGGCCTTGTCACAGGCATCGTCACCGACAGGGATGCTCTCATAGCCCAAGTCAACAAGGAGATCGTGATGGACAAAGAACAACTTGCCAAGGCCCATCCGGAGCTTTTGGCGCAAATTCAGGCAGAAGCCCGGCAGGAAGCCGATGCAGCGGCACTGGAACGTTCCACGGCGTCGGCCGAGACGCAGGCTGCGTTGGTGAAAGCCGTAGCTGGTGAAGGCGTGGCCTCCATGGTTGCCAAACTTATGGAGGCTGGTTTTACCGCCAAGCAGGTGGAGGCCATGGAATCCATACTGGCTATTGCACCATTGTCCAAAGACAACTCCGACGCCAGCCAGCCTGCCGCCGAGAAGCCAGGAGGCGAGCAGCACTCCGCCAAGGGTGAGTCGCAATCTCCCAGTCGCGCGGAGATGCTCGCCGCCATCCGCAAGGCTACCCCGGGGCCGGTGAACACTTCGGTCAATGCCAAGGAGGGGGACACCGTGCAGGCGGCCATCGATCGCATCAGCGCCGTACAGGTGTAAGGGAGTCACCATGAAAAGCTTGTCCAATTACCAGCGCCGGGGCTTCTTGAAGGATCATCCTCCGATCACACAGCGGGTACTCGTCGCTTCCACTGGCACCGAGCGTACCTTGCTTGCTGGTACGGTGCTCGGCCTCGCAACCGGCAAGCATGATGCCTTTGTCGTAGGGATGGAGGCGTCATGCATTCTGGCCGAGGACATCACCGTTCCCGCCGTTGGGGACGCCTACGCCCTGGCTTACACCCACGCCGCAGTCGTGACTTCCGAGCTGATTTGGGCTGAAGGCGTTTCTGCCGCGGACCAGCAAACCGCCCTCGCTGCCCTGCGCGGCAAGGGCGTTCACGCAAGCGAGGCTTAAGATGGAATTCGACTACTTCGACCCTCGCATCCTGACCGGGGTCATCAATAAGCGTCCTTTGAAGAGCGACATTTTTGCTACCTTTTTTAAGCGGCAGACACCCAGCCCGGTTGAGTTGTTTGAACTGCACGTTAAGAGTCGGAATATCTCCATGCTTCCGGCCATCACCAATCACGCCCCCGGCACTATGCGGAAGGGTGATTCCATCGCTGCCGGAGCGGTCAAGGCCCCGCGCTTTCGTCCTAAGCGTGCCTTTATGGCCGCCGACAAGTTCAAGATTCCCGCCGGGGCCAATCCTTATAACCCGGTGGATAACGCCGTGGAGCGGCTCATCGCGGAAGACATGGACCTGCACCGCGAGGAAATCGACTTCGCCACGGAAATTATGTGTTGCCAAGCCATGGTGCTCGGCAAAATCACCTTGTTCGAAGCGATTGAAGGCGCGGGGGCCAAGCCGACCTTTACGGTGGACTTCAAGCGTCCGGCCGCCCACAACGTGATCCTTTCCGGTGGCGCTCTCTGGTCCTCCGCCGATTCCGACCTGCAAGGGCAAGTGGATTCCTGGGACCTCATGATTCAGGAAGAGACCGGCTACGGCTCCACCGACCTGCTCCTGGGCAAGAGCGCCTGGAAATCTTTTCGCAAGCATGCCGACGTCAAAGACGACCTGGACAACAAGGGCATTGACATCGGCATGCTTTCTCCTCGTGTAGGCCGCAAGCTCAAGGGCGTCTGGAACGGCCTGAACATTTGGGTCGTGGTTGGCACCTATACCGACCTTGACGGTAGCACCAAACACTATCTCGACCCTGACTATGCTGTGCTGGCGGCCAAGGATGCTACCTCCGTTATCGAATTCGGCATGCCTGTGGACAATAACTGTCAGGGCGCTGTGGAGATTTTTTCCAAGGCGTTCAACCAGGAAGACCCTTCTGGCATCTACACCATAGCGGAATCCCGGCCTTTGCCTTGGCCCAAACAGCCCGGCTGGGTCGTTCTGGCCAAGGTCGTTTAAAAAAGGGGGCATCATGGCGAAAATCAATGTCATTCTGCGCGGTCAGATGGATAGCGGGAAAGAAGTGAAGATGCCCGGTGAAGTCGTGGCCATGGAAGAAGCTCAAGCCAGCAGCCTCGCCTCCATGGGCATGGTGGAGCTGCCTGGGGAAAGGCCGGACGCCAAACCCGCCAAGCGATCCAGGAGGCATGGTGCCCTGGCCGCTCTGGACAGTGCCGAGCCTGACGATGAAGCCGCCAGCGCCGGCGGCGCTGCTGAAAACGGGAGCGAAGGAGCGTAGCCATGGCCGATTTTGAGATAGCCTATCCCAAGCTTTCCCTTGCCGAAGGCCTATATAGCAATGACCCCGATGACTCCGGCGGCGAGACCGTCTGCGGCATCGCCCGGGTCTTCTGGCCCAAGTGGTCCGGTTGGAGCATCGTGGATGCCACCAAAAAAATGGCCGGATTTCCCGGCAGCCTTAAGTCCAGCGCACCACTTATAGCGGCTGTGCATGCTTTTTATCGTGAACGGTTTTGGGATCGCTTTTGCCTGGATGCCTTTGACCAGCCCTTGGCCTTCGAGCTGTTCGAGCAGGCTGTGAATCTGGGCGAGGGGCGCATGGTTAAGTATCTACAGCAGGCGCTTAACGCGTTAAATTACAATAATAAATTCGGGATGGATCTTGTTGTTGATGGAGCTTTTGGCCCCCAAAGCCTGTTGCGCCTTAAGCAGCTCGTGGCAGACGGTCGTGCTCGCGCCTTGCAATATGGCATGAATGGCCTGCAGTGCGCCTACTATGTCAGTCTTGGGCTGTCCAACAGCGCAAAGCGCAAATACACAAGCGGGTGGCTGACTCAGCGCGGCGAAGCAAACGGAGGGAAATAATATGGACGGGACAAAATCATTGCTCACAAGCCGCACCTTCTGGGGCGCGGCGCTCATGTTTGTAGCCTCGGCTCTTTCCTATTTTGGCATCAACTTCGAGGCCGAAGAGCAGTCCAAGCTGGCCTACATCCTGGCAGAATTCGGCGGCTTTCTTCTCACGGTTTGGGGCCGCATCGCCGCGAGCAAAACCATTGAAACCAAAAAGACCACGGCAGTGTTGCTGGCACTTTGTCTTACCTTGCCTGCTTGCGCCCTTAAGGGTCTGCCCGCGCACGAGCAGGCCGTGGTGGTCACCAATGAATGTATCGTGGCTTACGAGGGCCTTCACAAGGAATATCTCGCCCTGTACGCGGCGCTCCCCGGGCAGCGGGAGTTCCTGGAAACCAAGGTGGCTCCGACCTTGGATATCGCCAAAACGGCCATGGTCAGTCTGGGTGATGCCGCAGCGGTTTGGGCGCGCACCAAGACAAAACCCACCGACTGGGACGACCTGAAAGCGCGAGCCCTCAACCTTTTGACCGACGCCACGACTTTGGTGGCGCGTTTTAAGGGGGCGCAGTCATGACACCGGAAGCCATTATTGCCCTTGTCGAATCAGGCATTCGTCTGGGACTGACTGCCGCCGACATCGTGCAGCGATTGTGTTCCGCCCATGGAGGCGAGGCCATCCCCACCCTGGATGAGTTCGAGGCCCGTGTGGATGCCCTGCGCAAGCTCCCCGCCCTTGCCCCGGAAAAGAAGCCGTAACCTGTAATGAGTGCCCTGGGGGCGGTGAATGACCACAAACCAACATGTAGTAGGGGATAGCACCGCGAGTGCAGCAATCATAGGCAAGCACATCATGCCCTTGTTTATCCCTATCCTGGTGGGTATTGGCTCCGCCGCCATCACCACAACTATTACTATGGCTCCGCCGGAAGAACGGGTGACCCATCTGGAGCGCTCGTTCAATGAACACAACAAAGAGACTGAAGGGCTGCGTGCCAAGGATACGGAGTATGAACGGCGCATTTCGCGGGTGGAGTCGCTGGCCGAAACCACCCAACGGCGTCTGGATGAAATCGGCTCCGATGTGAAGGCGCTATTGAAGATGGAGAGGATCAAGCCATGAACTTCCAGGATCAATTGGTTAAGGATGCCTTCACTTTTCTGAACCCAAAGGAGTTCGGAGAGGAAATTACCCTGGACGGCATCCCCGCCATCGGGGCCTGGGATGACGTGGAGCAAACCGCGCCAAGGTTCTTTGGGGCGACCATGGACATCATTGGCGTCAACACCGTGGAGCGGGTGCTGTTCGTTATGCCCAGGACTTTGGATCAGCCGTTGACGCTGCCGGTTCCCGACCAGGAGGTGGACATCGGCGGCACTCTCTGGACGGTGCGCGATGCCAAGCCCGAAGGGGTTATCAATAAATTGATCCTGTTCCGCAACGAGAGCTGAAATGATCGAGATTCGCATTGATCCAAGGGAGTTGGACGCAGCCCTGCAACGCGTGAAGGATGTTCCCTATGCTATGCAGCGGGCCGTTTTCCCGGCAGTGGCGGAAATGCTGCAGGGCGTGCGCAAAGAGTTGGCCGGCCATCTTGTGAGCGAGGTGGCCTTGCCGGAAAAACTGGCGATTGGGGCAATGAAACTCTCCTCCGCGCCACGTCTTTCCGGTGGTGTCGTAGTCGGCGAGGTGACGGTTAAAAGCGCCAACCTGCCCCTGATTTACTATGATGTTGATCCTATGGAGATTACGGCCCGGACTGGCATGCGTTCCAAGCAATGGCCTGGATTCTCCTTCGCTTTGCGCAAGGGGCAGCGCCGTCAGAGCGCGGAACGAGTGCAGGGCGTCTGTCTGCCCTTTATCGCCCGCATGCCCACGGGGCATCTGGGGGTCTATTACCGCACGGCCACGCAGATGAAGCAGGCCTACGGTCCCACCGTTCAGTATCATGTGGCTGATCCTGGCGTTGAAGACATGATTGTCAGCAACGCCCAACGGCGCTTCCCGGACATCCTTTCCCGTTTTGTGGACAAGGCCATCAGCGAACACGGAGGTGGCGCGTGAGCCCACTGCTTGCTCCGTTCCTGAAGGAACATCTGGCCAGGGAGTTGTCCTCCCTGGCCCTGATTGGGCAGTGCGAACAGAGCGATGCTGCCCGTCCTCCACAGGTATTTATCGGCGATCTGCCCGCCAAGCGCCGAGAGAGAGATGCCCGGGAAATCCCTTGTGTGGTTATCGTCCCATTCTCGGGATTTCAGCAGGAAGGCTCATGCGTGACAGAGGTGGCCCTGATTTGCGCCGTTTACAATAGAGAAGAGGGCGACGGAGAGGGTTTGGAGGGCGACATGGCCCTTCTTTTGAATGCCGTATCCCGCGCGCTTATGCCTTGCGCCAATGGGATTCCCCTGGGCCGTCGCTTTAACCTCTGTCCGGACAACAAGGGGCGGCTGCTCCCGTGGAGCAAAGATGAAAAACAGCTCCAGCCTTTCTTACAAGCAACAATGACCAGTACCTGGACCTGTAAAGGCTGGGAATAGGAGTTCATCATGGTGAAAGAGAAGACTGAAGTCAGCTTCACTGAGCGGCCAGCAGCACTTATGTATCTCGGTCCAACAATCCTCAGCCCCGTGCCGCTTATTCATCGCAGCGTCTATTCTGGGGGGCTGCCTGAGTACGCGCTGGAACTGCTCAATAATGACAGGGTGTTGGCCGATTGCTTTGTGCCCTTGAAGGAAGCGGGCAAGGTTCTGCGCGAACTCGAAGGGGCGCTCCCTGCGGGTGAGGCGACCAACCGCTACGTCAGCGTGCAAAAGCGCTATGCGAGGAATAAATAATGTATAAACATGGCGTTTACACATCTGAACAGCCCACCAGCATTGTGCCTCCTGTTCGCGTGGACGTGGCCTTGCCTGTCGTGGTGGGCACGGCACCGGTGCAAACCCTGGAGTCCGGCACGCCCGTGCCGATCAATACGCCGCTGCTGATTTTTTCCTATGCCGAAGCCGTGCGGCAGCTTGGCTCCTTGCCGGAAGGGGCAGCCGCCTCGGATTACAGCCTGTTCGAATTCGCAAAAATTTACCTCGCCCGTTACGGCGTCGCGCCCGTGGTATTCATTAACGTCTTTGACCCGGCTGTCCATAAGGATGCCCAGGGCAAGCCCGACATTGCAAAGGTGACTGCCGCCGACATCATTGGCGGTATCGACGCAGCCACGGGCAAACGGACGGGGTTGGAGCTGGTGGAGGAGATTTTCCCTCGTTTTGGCTTGGTCCCGGGCCAGATCCTGGCTCCCCGCTTTTCCGGCGACGAGGCTGTTGCCCTTGTTGTCGGAGCCAAGGCGAATACCATCTGCGGTCACTTCAAAAGCACGGGCATCATTAGCGTGCCGGCTTCCGTGCAGCGTTACACCGAGGCATATGCCTGGGTGAAAGACAACAACCTGACGGACAAGAATCTGCAGGTTTTCTTTGGTCAGCCGGTCTTCGGCGATGTTGTCGAGGATGGCTCGGCTCACTTGGCCGGGGTTATTGCCCAGAGAGACGCGGAAAATGATTGCATCCCGTACTGGTCGCCCTCCAACAAGCGCCTGCTCGCCAATGGGATGTCTCACGGCGGCAAAGAATTGCACCTCTCTCCCCAGGAAGCGGCCTACCTGAACGGACAGGGCATCGTCACCGGCCTTTCCTGGACTGGCGGTTTGGTGGCCTGGGGCAACCGTACGGCGGCTTATCCCGGCATCACGGACGTAAAGGACACCTTCATTCCGATTCGTCGGATGTTTAATTTCGTATCCAACACCTTGGTGCTTACTGCGTGGCAGTTTTTAGATGGGCCGCTGCGTCGTCGCCTTATCGAAACTGTGTGCGACACCTTCAATGTTTGGCTGAACGGCCTTGCCGCGCGGGAATTTATCCTGGGGGGCCGTGTGCAGTTTCTTTATGCCGACAATCCCACCACGGACCTTATGGATGGCATCGGTCGGTTCCGCGTGTTTCTGACTCCGCCATCACCGGCGCGAGAGCTTGACTTTATCCTGGAATACGACCCTGCCTACCTCGCCAACCTCTTTGACGTACAGGAGTAATCCATGGCTACGAGTCTGCCTGCAGCGAATATCATCCCGGATAAGCTCATCAACGCCAAGATTTACTTTGAGGGCAAGTCCGAACTGGTCGGTACGGCAGACGCCGAACTGCCCAGCCTGGAATACATCACGGAAGCCATCTCCGGCCTTGGTCTGGCTGGAGAGATGGAAACTCCGGTCATGGGGCATTTTAAGCCCCTGCCGTTCAAGTTTAAGTGGCACGTGCCCAACAAGTCTGCCTTGACCCTGCTGAAGACCAAGACCCACCACTTGGATATCTACGGTTCCATTCAGCAGCTTGACGCGGCCACAGGGGAGTTCTCCTCGCAACAGGCAAAAGTGGTGCTGCGCGCCGCGCCAAAGAAGGTTGGCCTTGGCAAGGTGGAGCCGGGGAAACGCATGGACCCGGAAACAGAACTTGAGTGCAGCTATATAAAGATGTGGCTGGGAGGCGACGAGGTCCTGGAAATCGATAAGTTTAACTTTATTTGCAAAATCCTGGGCGAAGACATGCTGGCTAGCGTGCGCAGCGACCTGGGCATGGAGTAAGTCATGGAAAAAGAACGCAGCAAGACAATCGACTTGGATTTCCCTGTGCAGCTAGCCGATCGGCTACTGGAAAAGATTGCCATGAGACGGCCAACTATGAAGGAATTGCGAACTTACCGTATCAAGGGTTCGGAAGATGTTGACGGTGAATTTGCACTATTCTGTGCCCTGACTGGCTTAAGAGAAGAAGAAATGGACGGGGTTGATGCAGCCGACTATGCGAGGTTGCAAGACGTCTACGTCTCGTTTCGGACCCCAACCAAATGATGATTCTATACGCGGACTGACGCTGCAACTTGCGCGGTTAACTCGCTGGGGGCCTGAGGAGATATTGAACTTCGATTTCGAGGATGCAAGTTGGTGGCTTGAAGGGGCTGTTGCCCTGGAACGTGAAATAAATAGTTCGTGACGAGGTTTGTCGTGGGAAAGACTCTTGGTGTGACATTTGCCGTTGGCGCAAGCGTAGGAGGTACCGTTGCCTCTGCGTTTGCCACGGTTGATTCACGTATCAAGACTACCAAGGGCAACCTCAAAGAGTTGCAGGCCGTTTCGGCAAAAGCTGGCGCACTTATGACGGCGGATGCCCGCCTGAAGGACGCCAAAAGTCGTTATGCCGCTAATCCTACGGCGGCGCTGAAAACAGAAGTTGCTGACGCACAGCGGGCCTTTAATTCGGCTGAACGTGCTGCCAAAAAGTACAACGTGGCAGTGGCGGACTCAACTAGGGTGCACGCCCAGGCCACTGCCGCCGTCGCCAAACATGCAACGTCTTTGGCTCGCCTGCAAAAACTGCAAGCCAACCAAGCCAGGCGGCAGGAACTGCATGGCCAGATGCTGGGCACAGCGGCCACCGTGGCGACGGTGGCCGTGCCTGTCAAGCTGGCCATCGACTTTGAAAGCTCCTTCGCAGATGTGAAGAAGGTCATCGATTTCGCGAGCAAGGAGGAAGAAAAAGCAGTCCAGAAGGACATCCGCGACCTCTCCAGCAAGACGGGTCTTGCTGCCAGCGGCATTGCCGGGATTTATGCAGCCGCCGGCTCGGCCAAGCTGGCGACTTCGCGGGAAGATCTACAAGCCTTTGCCGACACCGTTGCCCAAATGGCCGTGGCCTTTGGAATGAGCGCCGATGAAGCCGGGCAGAAGATGGCTTCCTGGCGTTCTAAAATGGGTATGTCCCAGAAAGAGGTCGTGTCTCTTTCTGACGCAATCAACCACCTTGGCAACAACATGGCGGCTGACCCGCTGAAAACCGCCGAGGTTGTGGAACGCATGGGTGCGGTGGCCAAGGGTTCGGGGTTGGCCGCGAAGTCCATAGCCGCGTTGTCGGCAAGTTTTGTGGCAGCCAGCCCCAGCCCAGAGATAGCTGCGACGGGCATGAAGAATTTCTTGCTCGCCATGACAAAGGGTGATGCCCTTTCCAAGGATCAGAAGTCCGCCCTTGCTCGTCTGGGCATCAAGAACCCCAAGAAACTTGCTGCGGCCATGCAGAAAGACGCTGAGGGCACCATCATGAGCGTCATGCAAGCCATCAAACGTATACCCAAAGCGCAGCAGGGTGCGATTTTATCCGAGCTATTTGGCTCAGAATCGCTGGGCGCAATTCAGCCCTTACTGGAGAACCTGGACACTTTAAAAAATGCCTTTGGCTTTGTGGCTAAGGAGCAGGATTTTGCCGGGTCCATGAGCAAGGAATACGCCGCGCGTTCTCAGACTACGGAAAACGCCCTCAAGCGCCTGCGGCGGGCTGCCGAGTCTCTTGCCATAGGCCTCGGCAGCACCTTGTTGCCAGGGATAACCGTTGTTGCCGAAGCCGGAGTTGCGCTTCTTAGCCCTGTCATCGCTCTGGCCGAACGTTTTCCTGAAGTGACCACGGCCGTATTCGCCGTCGCGGGCGGACTGGTGGCTCTGAAGGTCGCCGCTTTAACCGGGGGGTATGCGGCCACCATCCTTTCCGATGGCTGGACAGTCGCCAAGGGCATTTTTATTGCTTTGAATCCTAGAATTGTCGCTCAGAAGGCTGTCTTGCTGGCGCACAGCGTCGCCGCTAAGGCTTCGGCCGTGGCCTCATTCGTCATTGCCGCCGCTCAGAAAGCATACAGCATCGCTTTGGCGCTCACCAATCCTCGAATTATAGCTTCAACGGTAGCGATGGTGGCGCATAAGGCCGTATCGCTAGCCTTGGCGGTGAGCACTAAAATAGTGACTGTGGCACAGTGGGCTCTCAATGCTGCCATGAGCGCCAACCCCATCGGACTTATTGTTGTGGCCGTGGCCGCTCTGGCCGCCGGTCTGTACTGGCTTTACAATAACTGCGAGCCTGTTCGCACGGCCATCGATGCCGTGTGGAAGGTTGTCAAGGTTGTTGGGCAAAATGTGCTCCGCGTACTGGCCGTGCCCTTCGCCGTCGCCGTGAACCTCATAAAACAGCAATGGGAGCCCCTCAGTGCGTGGATGGGCGAGAAATGGACGGCCATAAAGGGGGCCTCCTCCAAGGCATGGGAAGCAGTGTCCGGGGCTGCTTCCTGGTGCTGGGACGGCATTAAATCCGTATGGGCCGGCGCGGCCAGCTTTTTCGGAGGTATCTGGGACGGTATCAGTAGCCGTGCAGGCGCAATGTGGGAGGCTGTCAAGACTCCGGCCGTGGCCTTTTTTGAGTGGATAAGTGGGAAATTCAAATGGGTGGCCGGCAAATTCCAATGGCTGGCCAACGGCTGGGCCACGGCCAAAGGGTGGATCAGCTTCGGTGACGACGAAGAGGAAAAGCCGCAATCCCAGCCTGCCGTTGAACAAACCGCAGCGGCCGTGAATCCTGCCGCGCAAATGACGGTCGCTAGCAGCTCGCCGACGGCTGCTGCGGCTCCGGCTGTTGCCGCCAACTCCGCCAGCGCCAAACCCTCTACTTCTTCCGCTTCTTCCGCTTCTTCCGCGCCTGCCCCGGCGGCGCGACCTTCGCGCCCGTCCTCACCCGCCGGAGCAGGCGCACCGCAAGTGAACATCACCATCCCTGTCACCCTCAACGGCGTGCCCGCCGCTGACATCGGCAAGGTGCTGGTGGCCGCCATAAAAAATCAGGAGAGCGAGCTGGAGGCGTATTTCAGCAAGTTCCTGGAGCGCATTGCCGCCAACCAGAAGAGGCTGGCTTATGACTCCTAACACTGAGACGTACACCACGTTGCAAGGGGATGCCTGGGACGCCATTGCTTACCGGCTTTGGGGTGAAGAGCGTTTGTTTATGGCCCTGGTGGATGCCAACCCAGAGCACGTGGACGTGGTCATCTTCTCCGCAGGCGTTAAGCTGCGTATCCCATCCAAGCCTGAGAACTACGTTGCGACGGAGTTGCCGCCATGGATGAGCTAAGCTCTCGCGGTCTCGCACGTCGGGTTTTTTTGGACGTATCAATTGGTGGCCATAGCGCCACGGCCTACATTGAACCGTATTTGTTGTCATTTGAATATACAGATCACGCTGCCGGGAAGTCTGACGAAATACAAGTGCAATTGCACGACCGTGACGATAAATGGATAAATGATTGTATTCCAGATAAAGGTACGGAAATGACAGCTTCTATCCGCTGCCTGAATTGGGTCGGGACGGGGAATCACATGGTTCTGAACTGTGGCGCGTTCAAGTGCGATAACCCTACGTATAGTGGTCCGCCAAACAAGGTGAGTATCAAGGCTGTTTCCGCCTCGTTAACTGGCCAGTTGCGCGAGACAACCCGCACGCAGGCATGGGAGGGCTTCTCACTTCAAGGCGTGGCTGGGGATATCGCTAAGCGTAACAACCTTGAACTCTATTATGACGCCGAGCCACACGCCTTCGAACGTCAGGATCAGCGTTCTGAGACGGACCTCGCCTTCCTGCAGCGCCTTGCCGAGGATCGGGGTGTAAATCTAAAAGTGCATAATGACAAGCTGGTGCTTTTTTCTGCCCAGTCTGCGGACGCTCGCCCCGCCGGGATGGTCGTCATGCGTAAAGCTGGCGGCCAGTTTTCGGCTTCTGAGTATTCCTTTGAGGACAGCTCCGAAGGCACCAGCTACTCGGCCTGTACGGTCCAGTACCACGACCCGGCCACCAACGAACTGCGCGCCGTCACCTACAACCGCGCTGCCGGCGAGATGTCAGAGGAAGAAACCAATAAGGTGCTGGTGCTGGACAAGCGAGTGGAGTCGGATGCCGACGCCTTAAAACTGGCCCAGAACAGCCTGCGCGGCGAGAATAAGGGCGAGGTGAAGGGGGCGTTCACTATCATGGGGAATCCCGGGCTCGTGGCGGGCATAACCGTGACTATGGACGGTTTTGGCCGCTTTTCTGGCAAGTATTTCGTGGAAAAGACCACTCACAGAGTGGGGGGCAAATACACCACTTCGGCGGAAATCCGTCGGGTTCTGGAGTACTGAGATGGATTTCGCCAGCCTGGATCGCCGGTTGCGCGCTTTGGAAAACACCCGTCCAGCCTCTTTGCGTTGGCGCGAGGCGACCCAGGTCGAT